CTGAGTCTGAATGGCAGAAGTTACGTTGTTTACATAACTGATTTCCGTTGCCGACACATCGCCAATGGATGTGGTGGAAGGAAGTACGACAGTGCCTGTGAAAGTTGGGCCAGCCGTTGGAGCAAGTCCTGTAACTACACCCGTGTTACCGTTGATAGAAGTAACGCCACCTTGGTAGGCGAGACTATTCCACGCCGTAGAACCATTACCAAGTTTAAGTTTGCCTGTATCTGTTTCTCCGCCCAGTTCACCAGAACCAAGCGTTGGATTAGCCGCTGTCCAGTTAGCCGCTGTATCCCTGCGAATCAAAATTCGTCTAATTGTCATTACGCACTACCACCATCATCTACAAAGGAAGAATTAAGATTTGAATCGGAAAATCCCCCGTCAGACACCGTCTGAGCAAGCACTTTCCATACCCCATCATAATACAGCCAAACCCTACCGCCTGCTACATACTCATCTCCAGAAGATGGGGAGTTAGGGAAGTCAATTGGTGCAGGCATTTCAGTCCTTTAATAATACCAGTCAGTGTGTACCACGCACTTATTCCTCAACAACCAGAATACCCAAAATGCCAAAAACCAGATTTTCCACGACAATATTCAATCATTTCTTTCCAAGACATTTGAGTTGGATCAGGCGTAACCTCTTCTACTGTCCCTACCTCGTCATTAATAGATACAGACTGTGCGTCACTCACTTGGGGTTTCTGGAATCACATCATCAAGCAATGACCAGTCTCCATTTTTTGGTGTAAACAGTCCAGTTGCCCTGTCGTAGAAATCGCCAATCTGTGGGTCATATAAACCAGAGTCAGCGGTTGGGCACTCTATCCACTCACCTGGATACCGCTCAGGATTTGCTTCAAGAAAATCACGTTCTACAACATGACGAGCAACAACACAATCTTTTGGCACTTGAGCGCCCTGACCTGCTCGCTTATCCAAATAAATTCCTATTTTAACAAAGTTAGGTGTCACGACTTCCACCTTACAACTACAATGCCAGCGAGAGTACCAGCACCACCAGGAGTACCACCACGACCTGGGGCGGAACCACCAGTGCCAGCAGAACCACCACTTCCTCCACCACCATTAGAGTAATAAGTTGAAGTGCCAGTAAAAGTAAGTTGCAACCCAGGGCCACCAGTAGAACCTGATGCGTTCCCTCCTGCTCCACCACCGCCACCAGTGTTTCCGCCAGCACCAGAAAAGCCACCATAGATACCAGTGAACAATGGTGAACCACCACCTTGAGCACCGTTCCAAAGACCGTAGCCACCTCCACCACCCGAACCGCCAGAGCCACCGCCCGATCCGTTATAGTCTCCGCCAAGTCCGCCACCACCGCCAGGGTTTGAATATGCGTATAGCAAAGCAGTTGTTTTTATCTGTGATGGGCTACCAGCAGCACCAACATCAATATCGTATGTTCCTGCTGCAAGATAAAGCGTTGTGATGTTTATTTGACCGCCACCTCCACCTCCACCTCCACCAGCAAAACCTCCACCCCCACCTACCAACATGCAATCAAACAGGCCGCCAGAAGTAACAACGAGAGTTGAGTCTGACGTAAAGTCAATCCTCTTCCAGTTAGCACCACCATCGGTGAATTGTGCACTAACCGTTGGGGTTCCAGTAGCAACACCATACCCATCTACAACACCAATACCAGTAGGTGCAGCCTTGCCCCAGTTAGAAAGCGTAGGTTGTTGGTTTAGTGTCCGTTGTGAGTAACGTGACATATCTAAGCAATCCTGTTTACAAAACCAAAGATCTCAATCTTAGAAGCCGTGCCAGCAAAAGCACGAACAACTTTAGGAGTAGCGTTACCCTGGATAATCAAGCCTGCACAAACCAGAACAAGGCCACTAGGAGATGCAGCAATACTTTGCTGGATAATGTCTTTTGTAACCGAAACTCCACCAAATTCAATAGTCAAAGTGACTGCCGAAGAGTGCGTGTTAACGGCGTACAACCAGATTTCATCAATAGTTGCGGCAGTTGCTGATGCTGTGTGGATTGCTGTACCTGCTGTAGCAGTTGCCACAACAGTAATGCCCAAACCATCACCAGTAGTACCCGCTGGTTGTAATGCTAATTTTGTAAATGTTGCCATGTGTCTATTCCTTTATCCGAATACTTGAGAACTTAGAACGGTCTGGTCGTCATCTGGTACAGCGTTTGCACCATTTGTACCATTGGTACCTGCTGTTCCTTGAACACCACCATAGCCCAGGGATGTCCATGCCGTAAAACCATCGCCTATTTTAAACAAATCTGTATCTGATTCTATTCCTATTTCGCCATCAGCCAAGATAGGATTTGCAGCGGTCCAAGCAGAAGCGGTACCCCGACGAAGTTGTATTTGTACAGCCATGATACTCCTAGTTTACCTTATTGGGCAATTTCCCAAATGGTGCCAGTAGATATTTGACTCTCATGAGCATCCCCTGTACTTCCATTGAGTGTGCGGTTAAGAGAAAGCGTGTAACCACCAGTACTGGAACTACGAACCGCTGGTGCGTACACAGCGGAGGCTACCGATACTGCTGGAATCAAGTATTGTAGGAACCAGTTGCTCGGGGTTGAGTCTTGGTCTTGGTCATAAAATGCCGACATCACACCAGAAGATCGTGTATTTCCAAGGACGTTGTTGTAGCCCTCGTAACTTGTTGTAGTAACTAGTGCTCCATCTTTGTGAATTAAAAACACGTTATCTTGATGCATTTCACCGTTAATCATCCACTGCATCAGTAGAAGACTGTTTGCATATTTGGGGACAATAGTTAAGTTAAGGGCGGCTACGGTAGTACCGTTACCACTAGCACTAGAGGAGTAGGTAGTCCTTAAGTCTGTGCGAACATACTTTACTTGGACTATAGAGTCAGGCGGGTGCGTCATGTTTCGCCAAGCCGAACCAGTCCACGTATGCATGGCATTGGTATCAGTAAATAAGGCAACCTGACCTGTAAAAGGTGAAGGAATTGCCGTACCAACGAGTGAAGAGGTAGTGACAGTAATACCAGACAGTGTTGATGCCAACTTCTCTTGAGTTACTGCATTGGTTGCTAGGTCGGCTGTAACTACCGCACCATTGGCTATTTTTGCCGTAGTAACAGCGCCATCAGCAATCTTTGCTGTAGTGATTGAGTTGTCTAAAGGGACCTTTACAGAATGTGTTTCTACGTTCTCTAGAAAGTTTAATTCAAATTCAAGTGGATCCATTATGCAATCACCAGGCTTCCTGATGCGGTAAATGTGCGAATAGTGTATGAGCCTGAAGTTGTTGCGGTTCCACCAGTTATTGATGAGAAGGTTGCCCCGTCTGCCGTAAGATAACGAATAATAACTACACCAGAGCCGCCTGCTCCCCCCACGCCGTCTCCACCATCGTAACCGCCAGCGCCACCACCACTGCCAGTGTTTGTAGTTCCTGCTGTAGCAGTCGCACTATTGCCCGTACCCGAACCACCACCGCCAGCACCGCCAGCAAGGGTGCAACCGTTTGCACCTCCTCCACCGCCGCCTGCGTAGGTAACAGAAGAGCCAGTAATTGAAGTGGCAACGCCATCGCCACCTTCTCCTGAAGCATCGGTGCTTCCAGCCTCCCCTGCGCCTCCACCGCCGCCGCCACGGTTGTATCCGCCACAACCAGCACCTTGCCCAGCACCAGCAAAACCTTGGTTTGCTGTTCCAGCACTTCCTACGCCACCATTTCCTGAGCCACCACCACCAGAGCCTCCAGTGGGTGTGCCAGTCGCATTCCATGAGTTTCCACCGCTACCTGCAACTGTAGAAACGTACGTAGAAAGTTGGGAAGCAGTACCAGCGGAACCAATAATATTTCTATTTGCTGCGCCCGCCCCGCCACCACCAACAGTTATCGCATAGGTACCAGAAGATAGTGATATGGGAGATTCTAAAGTTCCACCACCGCCTGTAGCAGTGACCGTGCTCCTAAAACCACCAGCACCACCTCCTCCACCCATGGTGTTACCACCACCGCCACCACCAGCAATGACTAGGTAATCTAGTGAAATAGACCGTGTATGTTGGATACCATCACTCCAACCGCCAGACATATACACTTTCATTCTGTTTGTATCTGTTTCAAAAATGGTCTGCCCAACAAACGGGGAAGCAGGGCGTGTAGAACTAGTGTAAACACCTACTACAGGGACTGTAGATGCAAGTTTGGCTGTGGTTATCGTACTATTGGCGATCTTTGCGGCAGTAATTGTTTCATTAACTATCTTTGCTGCCGTAATTGTATTGTCAACAACATTCCCAGATAGGGAGCCGTAAGACAAGGATGTCCACGCTGTTGATCCATTGCCTATTTTAAATAGCGTTGTATCTGTTTCTACGCCCATCTCTCCAGCGGCAAGGACAGGGTTAGCCGCAGTCCATTGTGCTGCTGTACCTCTACGAAATTGAATTTGTTGGTAAGGCATTACGATACTCCTCCGCCATCTACAGCACCGAGATTGAAGAACTGTATAGTACTAGGTGTACCACCATCAATTGCCGTAGTGCTTTGTTCTACCGTTACTTCAAGAAAAGAATTAACGAGTAACCAAGCCGAACCATCCCAACGCCACGTCTTTCCTGAGACATTAAAGAGATCGTTTACTGATGGTGAGTTGGGGAAATCTATAGCAGCCATTAGGCGATCACCAAACTTCCTGAAGATGTGAATGTGCGCACAGTGTACGAGCCTGATGTTGTAGCAGTACCACCAGTAATGGTTAAACTAGAAGCGTCTGCTGTGAGGTAACGCACGATTACAATACCTGAACCACCTGAGCCGTTTGTTCCGCTGTCTCTTGTCCCACCTCCACCTCCACCTGTATTAACCGAACCATTGCCTGCGTTTACACTGTCTGAACCACCAGCACCGCCACCACCAGCACCACCAGCAGAACCAGCACCAGAAGTTTGACAGCCAGCGCCACCTCCGCCTCTTGTCACTGCCGTACCTGTTATGGATGAAGATAATCCTGCACCACCTACTCCACCGACGTTGTTTGATGCGTTTCCGCCGACAGCCCCAGCACCACCGCCTCCTCCACCAGCCCAAGAGCCATATACACCTGTACCACCTGCAAAACCTTGTAATGCTGTTCCAACACCAAAATTGGTTTGTCCGTTACCATCAGCACCACCACCAGAACCACCATCTGTGGCAGTCAAACTTGGGTAACCAGCACCACCACCACCACCTAATGAAGTTATTGTGCTAAATACAGAATCGTTTCCTTTTACACCACGGTTACTACCACTAGGGCTAGACCCAGAATTGCTGAGATTGTAACCACCTACACCACCAGCACCAATAGTTACTGTGCGTGTGCCTGCTGAAAGAAATAATGCTGCTTCGGCAGCAGAGTTCTTGCCTGATGTTGCACCAACTACGTTGGTACGATAACCGCCAGCGCCACCGCCACCGCCTACCTGTATACCCCCTGAGCCGCCTCCTCCAATGACAAGATACTCAACACCGAGACCTGATGTAGAGAATGAAACGGCAGAAGATTCTGACGACCCAGTTCCCATAGCGTTTACCGCTTTAAGTTTTATGTAATAAGCAGTGTTAAAAGTAAGCCCAGTGATAGTAATCGGGCTTGATGCATCGGCTGGAGAAAGCGCTGTGTAAGAACCATATGTAGAACCACCATCAGTGGATAGTGCATATTGGTAATTTGTAATTGCTGAACCACCATCACCGCCAGCGATAAATGTAAGAGTAACCGTACTAACTGTAGGCGAGCCTGATACGGCTACAGATGTTGGTGCGGATGTTGGCGCTGTTGCAATGGCAGAAACCCAAGCACTACCATCCCACCGCTGCAAAGAAGTGGTGTCAGTTAAAAAAATGAATTGACCGTTGAAAGGTGACGGGATAACCGCCGAACGGTTTGCTGTAGTAGTAACCGTTATCCCTGATAGCCCAGAAGCAAGTTTTGCTTGAGTTACTGCGCCAGCATTAATCTTTGCTTCAGTGACAGCGTTAGAAGCAATCTTTGCCGCTGTTACTTCACCTGTAGGAATCGTATAAGAGTTAGCAGTAACGAGTGCCCAAACAGTACCGTTATAGACCCACTTCTTTCCACCTGATGTAAAGGAGTCATTAAGTGCTGGGGAATTGGGAAAATCTAGAGCCATTATGCGATCACCAAGTTTCCTGAAGATGTGAAGGTGCGGATTGTGTATAAACCTGACGTTGAGGATGTGCCGCCAGTAATAGTTTTGCCAGTAGCATCTGCTGTTAAGTAACGAATAATTACGATTCCAGAACCGCCGTTCCCAGAGTAACCCACCCAACTCTGATAACTACTTTGTTCACCTCCACCTCCACCGCCACCAGTGTTCGCTCCACCACTGCCTGCTCGGGCAATAACTCCGTTGTTGTTGACAATGCTTCCGTTCCCGCCAGCATTACGAGCCGACCCACCACCTGTGCCTGCTGAACCGCCTGAGTAAGCGGATTTGTTACCACCACCGCCACCACCTATACCACCATTGCCACCATTTCCTATGTCCCACGAACCTCCACCACCACCGCCTGCGTAGTAAAGACTGTCAACCCAAAGACGACCAGCACCACCAGTGCCACCCGCATTGGAACCAGTACCACCAACCGCTCCTGCACCACCGCCACCACCACTGACCACACCCGCAGCAGATGTTCCACCAGCAAAACCGTAAGCAGTTCCTGTTATCCCCGCAGGTTGGTTGCTTGCTCCAGCACTACCTGCGTATTGAGCACCGCCTCCCGAACCTCCAGCAAGGCCGTTTTGTGAATTACCATCTCCGTAAACACCACCTCCACCGCCACCGTTTGCAGTTTCCCCTCCAAATGTTGAAGCAGTACCAGAAATGCCAATTACTCCAGTTCCTGTTACTTCTGTTCCACCACCTCCGACAACAATACTGTACGTGGCTGGGGTAATACTTCTTGTTCCAGAAACGTAACCTCCACCACCACCGCCACCGCCATGGCGACCGCCTCCACTACCACCACCACCAACGATAAGGTAATCAATAGCGATAGTAACTGTATGTAACGTGCCATTACTCCAACCGAAAGAAGTATAAACTTTCATTAAATTTGTATCAGTCTCAAAGATAGTTTGACCCGCAGAAGGTGAAGCAGGTTTTGTAGAACTAGTGCAAATTGTAATACCACTAAGCGTTGAGGCTAACTTAGCCTGCGTAACAGCGTTGGCTGCAATATCTGCTTCTGCAACTGCTCCAGCAGCAATCTTTGCAGTGGTTACTGCACTATCGGCTAATTCAGTTGTGCCGATAGAACCAGCAGTGATAGCACTACCCGTAACTTCCCAAATCGTTCCTGACCATGTCCAAGTACGTGCACCTACCGTGTAGGTATCACCAACGGTAGGAGAGGCAGGAAAGGTCAGGGACATTGATTAGGCGGGAGAAACTACTTCTACCCATTCCTGCTCGTCTTCGTCCCATGAGTACATTCCTTCTTCTGGGCGAGCGACAGGGGCTTCCCATTCAGTGGTTTCTTCATTAAGAGTCCATGATGGGAAAGGTTTTGGGGCGATGTATGCGTCTAGGGCGGAGTTGTAGGTGTAGCCAACCCCTGCGTAACGGTCACGAATGTTACCGTTGTAGGAAGTTTGCTTCCATGTTCCGCCGAGCAGGTTGCGACAGAACTCAGCGCCCACAGCCTCTGATTCGTTGCCCTCTGCGTCTTTGCAATCATCGTTAGATACTACGATTACTCGCAATACGATGTTGTCTTCGCCAATTTCAGCAAAATGTGCCATATTAGTTTCTCCTTAGAAGGTTATGCTGCCAGATGTAGTTTATACAATTGTTCCTGTAATTATACCGCACTGACTATTTGCAGCCATAACCCCACTGAATGCGGTAATCCATGTTGTATTATCGTTACTTACCTGCACCGTGTAGTTTGCCGACCGCAACCCTCCGCCATATGATGAGTAGCATTTTGCGGCAGTTACATTCTTCTGGGTCGTTGCGTCAAACGTAATTGTGGTGCCTTGTGCATCAATATTCCCGATATCTGCACAATTGTCTGAAGTTACTGTTGATATGGTTGTGTCAACACCATCAAGTGTTAGGACATACCGTGAAACTCGTGGATGGTGTGATGCTACGGCACTCCCAATTACATACCTAAAATACCTATAATTAACAATCCACGTGTTACCACCGCGCTTACGTTGTTGCTCAGAAATAGACCAAATTCCAGAAAGAGTAGAGCGAACAGGTCCAAGTAGACCAGAATTACCCCTAGCCATTAACTAATCTCCTCATAACTACATACTGCTTCAAGGTCAGAGTTAGCAGAAGCAGTGAGGCGCAAATCATCGCCTTCTTCTAAATAAATAGACTTACTGATGACATCAAGTGTTGCATCGGCTGGAACCGAAACCGTGTGGGCGATTTCATAAGAGATAGAAGCGGAAGAACGATATAGAGCAACGGTGATGTCTGCATTGTTGGTTCCATCAACGTTTGCAATGTATAGAGCATTGACTTTAAGCACCTTATTACTTGCTGCTGTATTTGTAACAATAGCGGTAGCCGAAGTGGTAACTTGCTGTACAGCAGTCTTGCCTAAGATGGTTGTTACGTTGACGATATTTGGTGCTGCCATGATCTATCCTCCGAATACAATTGCCATTGCAATTGCCTTTCCTGTTGATGCGTATGTTGTTGGGGTAGCCCATTTTAGACCAGTTGCTGTAGACGAGTCCACAGTAAGAACTTGGTTGGCTGAACCTACCCCAAGTCCACCAATTGTATTGTCTGCCGTACCTACAAGTAGGTCACCTTTAGCATTAATAACGTTGAGCAGAGAGTTAACGGGAGTTGCGCCAATTTCAATCCATGTAGTTCCATAGTAGATATAGGTGCCACCCGTAAGAGAGTTAAACCATATTTGTCCAGACACGGGGGCAGCGGGTGCGGTGTCAGACACGCCTGCTGTTACGCCCGATGCACCAACTTCAATCCACTGGGAATCGTAATATACATAAGTACCAGCAGTAAGGGAGTTAAACCATATTTGTCCAGGAATAGGAGAAGCAGGTACCGTGTCTGATACGTTAACCGCCATACCAGAGGCACCAACTTCAATCCAGTACGAGTCATAGTAAACAAAAGTTCTTGCATTATCAGAATCAAACCAAAACTGACCCGCCTGTGGTGATGCAGGAGCAGAAGTAGAAATAGATGCCCCACTAATAATGGTTTCAGGAACCCATGCTGTACCGTTCCACTTTAAGAATTGCCCAGCGGATGCTACCGAGGCAGAAACATCACCAATGTCATCCAAAGTGTTAATGGCTGGAATAGTGGCATTTACCCAGCGAGTCCCATCAAACTGTAAGAATTGACCGCTAATTGGGGCGGTGAATAGAACATCAGAAAGGTCAGTTAAGTCTTCTACAAGGTCTGGCTCACCACTTGCTTGGAGCCAATGACTGTCGTAATAGATGTATGTTTCTAATGTTGTTGAGTTAAACCAAAGATCACCTTCTGTTGGAGAAGCGGGGGCAGTTGCTGAAACTTCAAGACTGGCTCCACCACCCGAGGCTGCTACGGAAGCGGAAACAAACTTAGTACCATCAAACTTAAGAACTTGATCAGTAATTGCACCTGTTGGATCAATCTCAATGTTGTCTACAAATAGAGTTGGAGTTTTAAAAGTGTCATCGGTGCGAAGAACATCAGCACCATCACGATAAAGGTTTACATCACCATTACCAGAACCTGAACCCCAGGTAAGACGACCGCCTGCTTCAATTTTTAAGCGAGCGTATGTGTCAGCATCAACATAGACAGTTACGGCATCAGAACCAGCAGAAGCAAGTTGCTTGACAGTAATAGGTACTGTAAATTTCTGTGCCACGACCTCAATCGCTTCCTATGTTATGACCCCGCAAGGTCTATTTGTTATTAACCTACGATAACAATAGTGTAATCGTTAGCCGAAATTGTACCGTACAAGACAATGGAGAGGGTGTCTGCGTTAGAACGAGTCACATCTCCAATTACCGTTGCACCACTTGATACTTCGTAAATCTGTACGTTTACATCTGTTGTACCAAAGTTGTGGGTAACTGTGGTAGTTGAAACTCCTGTAATGCTTGCAGCACAACCCTGCTTAGCAATACGGGCAAGTGCTGAAGTGGTTGTTGTAACTGCACCAGCAGTTGTCTTGATACCAAGGTTTGTACGAGCACTGGCTGCATCTGACGCACCAGTACCACCGGCTGTAACGGCAACGTCTGTACCGTTCCAAACACCAGTGGTAATCGTGCCAAGAGTTGTGATGCTTGATTGACCAGCATAGGTGGATGCAATGTCTACAGAATCAGCATTAATTGTGATGCGGTCTGCTGTACCAACCACATCAAGCGTGTTTCCGCTCTTTGTGAGACCAGCGCCAGCA